GTGCCTCTGCTTGGTTTCCAATATCTCCTTCTGCTGCTCTTTTTTCTGCGGCTTGTCGTATGCCTAAACCTACCTCATCTCTTTGTGTCTTCCCAACATTTTCAATCAATCGATTTACACTGCTCGCAACCTGATTAATTGCATTTATATCTAATGGATTTGATAGATCATAAACTCCCATATCAATCCCTTCAATTATGCTTTTGAAAGCAGCAAGTTTTCCAGGTTCTACACCTGCCGAAATTGCTGTTTCGTATTGCAATCGATATGGGTTTGAACTCATTCCTCCACCAGTATTCATTGCATTGATTTGCCTTGATGACTGAGTTCCCTCTTTTATGCTTTTTAAAATATTTCCCGTTACTATTGGGTCAATAGCTTGCATTTGTTTAATGCTGTCAGAGGTAATTCCACTTTGGTTAATAATATTTTTTATTTGATTTTGTTTAATTAGGGGCGCAAGTTTAATCATATCCGCACGATTTTTTCTATCCTGCTCTGCCTTATACATTTGTTGTTGCATAAGGTTTTGAAAACCTTGCTGTAAGTTTTGTCCGAAAGACTGTCTAGGATTTAATAACGCAGAACCAATCGCAAATAATGGATTGCCTAATAATCCCATTGTAGGATTTGTATTTGAAGGAAGATTTAATAATCCTTGGTTAAATCCTTGGTTTATTTTGCCTTTTTGCATTTCATCTAATATGCTTGCCATGTTATAACGCTCCTAAAAGTCCTGTTCCCAACGCTATTGGCAGGGAATACGGGCCGAGTGCAGGAATAGAAGATGCTAATGCTCCTCCTGTTAACGCACCACCTAATAAACCTTGAATCCCTCCTTTTGGAACAGGCATCGTTGTTTGACTTCCTAAAGGCGCACCATAGGCAGCAGATAAAAAGTTTTGTAATTTGTTTTGTGGCATACCTTGTTCAAAATCAAATCGATTGATAGAGTCTTGCAATGCTTGTTGTTGATACCCTTCTGTAATGTTTCCAAGTGAGAGCATCCGATCAATATCTGCATAATCTTGCGCGGCTAATGCTGGTGCTGCTTGCGATGCCGCTAATTGTCTTGCTCTTTCTTGCGCATAATTATCAAAAGCGAGTCCACCTGCGGTATCTGTTAAAGACTTTGCAAACTGACTCGTTGCCCGGTCTTGCAATTGACCCATAGCATTAGAGCCATACCGTCCTGCCATCGATGCTTGCGAGTTAATCTGATTCATTGCATCGAAATATCTTTGACTAGCCGCATCTGCCGCAGTATTAAATCGATTGGCAAAATAGGGATTCGTAGCTGATAAATAATCACCTTCGATTGTCGATTGAAACTGGCTTTGTGCAGCAGGTACTAACGGGTTTCCTTGTATTGCTCTGTTTTGTGCCGCATCTAATGCAGTTTGTGTTTGATCACTTGGTCCTACAAAAGTTTGCCCTGGAAAGTATACGGGCGATCCTGACTGATATAAATTTTGTGCCTCTTGTAAACCGTATTCCACAAAAGGTAATTGTGTCGGATTTAACTCTTGGATTTGGGTTTGTGTTCCACCTCCACTCATACTCGTAACTCCTTAATATATTTTCTGGGAACAAAGCCTAAGCGTTTTGCTTTTCTTGCCCAGCCTTTTCTCCATGATTCAAATGTCATTCTTTTACACTGTGCTTCAATTGCGATTTCTTCTATCATTTGCCATTTCGTATAATCATCTATGTGAGGATCGCAATACCCTGCCCATAAATGAAACGTTTGATTTGCTTGGATTTGACCGACAATAAATGCAATCGGTTTGTCTACATTCAAAGCAATCCAGAGCAAGGAATGTCCATTGAGAATATCTGCATAGATATCTTCTGGAATCCATTGTTCAGGACTCTTTTTTAAAATTAATTCTAATTTGGGACGTATATAATCCCAATGCGCCCGTAAATTCTTTGGCGCAACGTATACTTTTTCTATCACCCTATAATCGTAAAAGAAAAGGTTGCACTTGCCTGGGTATTAATCGAATGACTAATTACCGCAGATCCAATGTTTCTACTACTAATAAACATATCTCCTACAAAACTTGCACTAGCAGTATTTGTTGGCATAAAACTAATGACACTATCTGGGCCAATGCGCGCATCATCTAAATGAGTTTGCGTTGCACTTGATGCAGTTAAATTAATGGAACCCGTATTATTGATTTTTCCTGCCATTGCATTATTTACTACCTCTGATATCTGGCGAGGTTCAGCACCACTATAAGGAAGAACTCTATATTGGCTCAACGCATCCCTCCTGCTTTAATATCTAAATCTACAGAAACCGCACTTGTATAATTGCCACTCGGTAGCACTTTGATTCTGTGATACCTTCCATGCGATCTAACTGAGCATCTGTTTTCTGCATCAGCTTGGGCAACACTTCCAAAAGATATCTCTGAATCTAATCTTGCCCTACTTGCAATCGATACATTTGCAGTACCGCCATCAATCTGCGGCTTTGCCAAAGTAATAATGGAGTTCTGACTTACTAAATCTCCTGTTACAATTTCTGCTCCAGAGTTTGCCCCACTAAAAGCGACAATCTTTGCATCCTGTACACCAGCAAGTAATGTATTNTCTGCCACCCAAAAACGATCATCTAAACTAATTCCTAGTGCATCNATACTAGAAGAATAATTATCTAAACTCTCTAACGTAATTCCTTCTGTCTCAACACTAGAGATAAAATCTGCGGTGGTCTCTCCTCTACTCCACTTTTGAATCTGCCAATTATAAATAATGATGGATTGCGCAGAAGAGTTATTGGTATACAACCAAAACACACATCTTCTTACAGGGTCAACCGCTACACTCATATTATTTAAGAGCGCAAGTTCTGCATCATTAAAGAAGAATCGATCTACCTTTTCTGCACCGATTGGAATAACCTTTGTTCCGTCGCACATATAAAAACCATCATCACTCAAAAAGAATGATAAGTTTCCATATTGCGCAATCGACTTAGGTTCTAAACAACCTAACCCTCTACTAATCGTATCGAACTGAAAATATAAAGGGGCTCCTGCATAGGTCATCCTAGAAATACTTTTTTGTAAAAAGATTAACCCAAACTCTCCTCCTGTAATTCCCTGAATGTTTCCACCATCTGCTATATCTTGTGTATCACTTTGAGAAGTTGCTCCAGGTACCCAATCTGTCTCATCATTAATATCTGACCAAAGGACTCTGTTTGGAAACTCATTCGTTCTTCCACAAACCACAAAGTCTCTAACAACACTTACAAAATGTGCAGTCGGTGCCGCACTTGCTACATCTGCAAAGTTACTACTTGTGCCTAGTGTATAGGCTTGTAGAATCTCTTCTCCGTTTGCTGCTAATACAACCTTTCCAAACTGGGCAGAGGACCACCTACCCGTATCTGATGCGCTGTAATTGCCTGCCTGAGAGATATTTGTAAGGTTTAAGTTTGATGATGAATATTCAAATATTTTTGTACTCGATGTTGCAAAAACTTTCGTAGTACTTCCAAATCTTCCGCTAAATAATCCATTCAAATTATCACTAGCATCATTAGAAATATTCGATACCGATGGTAATGGTCCATAACCGATTTGATTTGGGATTACATTGAACGCATCTACTAACGCTCCTGCTACAGGAGGCTGATCGGGTAGCCATTCACCAAAAGAAATCTTTTCCATTACGTTGATACGCTCATCGTCATAGGGTTACCAGAGTATTCAGCCGCATCATCAGATGCAGTAAGATTATTCTTCGCTCTGTCGTATAAAGTTGCCCATACAGCTAATCTTTGATCGTTCATTAAAAACGGTTCTGCTTCACCTAAAGAAGCATACAAAAGCGCATCGGGTGCAGTAACTAAAAAGGTATTACTCGTATTACTATCAGTTAGAAAATCTGGTGCTGCGTAATACAAAAGTTCTGCGTTATAACTCGTATCAGGTGATGGACCAAAGACAAAATTATCTCCTGTCATCGTAAAAAATACTGGTTGCCCACTTTCTGATGGCCTTCCATTTCTGTAAAAAAATGTTGGTGCTAAAAAATCAAGTTGGCCTATCGGGGTTGTATCTAAATGCAACTCTCGCAGTTCTAAAAAATTTGATGGTAAAGCAACTGTCTGACTCGATACCGTCAAAGTTGTCTGCGTTAACATTTGGCGCAAACGCAAATCCCTTCGCAAACGAATCTCACCAAGTTTTATAAAATCTGTAATCTGGGATGACAGATCATCTCTTGCAAGATAGTTTGCAACTAGCGATTGTAATTCCGAGTAATTTGAAAAAGCCATTATACTTGTCCGGTTCTGGTTCTAAAGAATCGATTGTCTCCATCGTTTAACCATGCCTTGAACTTTTTCTCATCCATGACACGAAATCCCCGGAGAATCTTTTTTTTGTTTAAATCATCAATCACTGCTAAAGGAATCGATGCAATCTTGTTTCCTAA